GGGAAATTTAGGATTTCTTGTTTGAGGGTTCGAGTCCCTCTCTGACTACTTTGGCTACAAATTAAGAAAGGACCAGATGAAGAAATTCTTACAGATAACTCTACTACTACTGCTCGGCCTGCTATGGACTATGGAGTCGCAAGGGCAATCGTTCAGACGTGGAGGTCGAGGTAGAGGTGGAGGAGGGTACTCCGTTACAGAAAATGGGTACATTTGGTATGGCAAAGAATACATTAGAGGAAGAGACTTACCCGCCGACCCAAATTGTCCATGTCCAATGTGCGTTGACTTAGTAAACTCTTACTATGCGGCCCGAAGGGTGAAGAGAAAACAGCCTGTAGTCGTAAAGAAAGAAAACGCTGTAACGAAATTGATTGGCACGCCACATAAAGATATAGATAAGCTGGTGGACGTGTTCCAAATAAAGGAGGGAAGCGATTTCGTTTTGCTTGACCCCGGATGTGGAGACGCTAGAATTTTGATCCACGCAGTCAAGAAATATAGATGTAAAGCGATTGGCATAGAGATAAACGAAGAAACGTACAAAATCGCCCTCGAAAAGGTTAAAGAGGCTGGACTGAAACATAGAATAAAGATTTACAACGGGGACTCTCGCAAGTTTTCTTGGGAAAAGGCAGACGGAGTTGTAATGTTTTTGTTCCCAGAATTGATTTCCGACTTGACAAAGAGATTTCGTGATTTAAAATTGGGTGTAAAGGTTGTGTCTTACAGCCACGAGATTCCACTAAAAGGCACTGTCAGGTGCGAAAACATTTACGTTTGGAGGAAAAGATAAGGATGGCTATCAACAAACAGCCTAGTCTGAGTGACATTGAAGTTGGAGACACAGTAGAGAGGGTCAATAGTGACTACAAGTTTGTGGGGACTGTTCGCTCTGTGTTTCAAAAGAATAGCGGGTTGACCCGCTTCGTGGTTGAAGATGATCGGGGAGTCCTGTTTATCTGGAACCGAAAGAATTTTGAGAAAGTGAGTGGGTAAAAATAAATAGGTTTATAGAATACATCTTCTAGACGTTGTGCCTTCGGGTGCGGCGTCTAGGAGCTGTTAAGCATGTAGAATGCTAGCGTTGAAACTTCACAGGACGCGGACTCGTTATCCGCCGCCTCCACTTTATTTCCGCCGCCTCCATCGGGGTTATCAGTTTTGCACGGGCGGTTATCAGTAATCGGGGGGCGAATTGATTTGACTGGTCGTGCGAGGCGTTAGTTGCATGTCGTAGTTGACAGAAGGGCTACGTTAAAAATCTGTTAAATTGTAAATGGCGTTAGAAATTTCGCATTGGTTGCTTAGGCAATCACGGGGGGTTGCCCGCCCTTGTTATCAAAACGGGCAATTTTATGTCAGTATTATCTAATCAAGGGGCGGGTCATGTACGAGTATAGTGCCAGAGTAAAACGTGTCGTAGATGGAGACACGGTAGATTTTGTAGTTGATCTTGGATTTAAGATTCAGACAACTATTAGAACAAGGTTTGTTGGAGTAGACACTCCAGAGAGAGGGCACGAAGATTGGGCTAGGGCAAGCCAAAAGACCGCAGACCTACTCTACTCCGTGGCAGACCTCAGAACGTGGGATGAAGAGCAGTGGGTAATCATTAAGACCCATAAGACAGGGAAGTATGGTCGATGGTTAGTCGAAATAGAGGGCGTAACTGACGTTCTAGCGAAAATTTGGCCCTATGAGAGATAATTTTCTAATTTTCCCAAAAAGGGCTTGTCAAAAGGGAGAGTCGGGACTATAATACAGTAACCAAAGGTGACTATTTAAAGGAGGGGAAGAGTGGTAACAATTGAGGAAATGGCGTCGGCCCATCTACTTAATGTTAAGCGTGAGATTCAAGCGTTAAACGAAAGGAAGACGGCGATTGACAACGAGCTAGTTAAACTTACAGATTATCTAAGAGAAGGCTCAGATGAAATAGCCAGAGTGTCCTCGACGCAAGCAGTAATACCGAGCTTACCTCAAAACGAGGCGGGTTCAACGGTTTTTAGTCCAAGTAATTAAAGTAAATTAGGAGAGTAACATGAATCAAAATTGTTGGAATGGAGCAGGTCGGCTAACTAAGGACGCTGAGTTCTCTACTACAAAAAAGGGCACGGCAATGTCGAAATTTCGAGTAGCCGTCAATGACCGTCGAAATGACGAAACACTATTTGTAAACATTCTTTGCTTTGGGAAGATGGCAGAAAATCTCAACCCGATGCTTACCAAGGGTCGCTGTGTTGCGATCACTGGCAAGTTAAAACTTGACGACTACGAAGATGAAAATCAGGTTAAGAAGCTGTCGGCATGTATCATGGCAGACGAAATTTCCCTTGGAACTGACCCTTCTCAGATTACTCCACGGGCACAAACTTACTCTGAAGAAGCAGCAGCTTCGGTGTAAACCTCTAAATAAAAAGGGTAATGCGAGTTCCTATAAACCCCCCATCTTCGGATGGGATCATCAAATACTCCCCACCCTTCCTACAGCCTCGACGAGAAACCCTCGTTGAGGTTTTTTTTTCAAATTTTTCTCAAGAAACCCCTTGACAATTGCCGATAGGATGGTATAATGGATCGTAGACAGTTCATATTGGATAACAGGGAAATATTGTTAGGAGAATTTGAGTGAGTTTTCAACTTGTAATTTCGGTGTTCATTCTAGGGATGGCTTCTCAGGTGCTTTCTGAATACATGCTAGAAGACGAATCTACGTGGGTATTTATATCTCTGCTGTTTCTAAACGCCAACGTAGGTTTATTCAAATCATTTAAGGAGTTTAGAGATGGGCGTTGATGAACCACAAATGGTACAGACTATTGTTTCCTTCATAGGGGCAGGCTTGGGGGCATTCTTCTTTTTATGCTTCTTTGCTGGACTGGTAGACGAGAGGGTTAAGCCTTTAAGTTACAAGGGCGAAAACTTAGACGTGGACGATCAAGACCTCTTTGCTATTGGGACCGGCAACGAAGAGTACCTAGCTGCTCACGTTACCCTCACACCTCGGAGGAAGGCTCAAAAGAAGAGACAACCAAAGAAGGTTGTTTCCCCTCAGACAACCAAGAAGGCTCCTCAGATGGACAGTGGGCTGCTTACCGACTGCGTGGGTGCCCTAGTAAGTCTAGGAACAAAGAGTGGTGAAGCACGTAAGGCTGCTACTAAGTGTCTAAGAGCAAATCCTCAGATTAAGACGCCAGAATCCTTTTTAACGGAGATATTTAAACATGGAACTTAATGTTTAGGAGTACAAAGTGCCCAGAAAGACCTCACTGCCTTACGTTGAAGACAACATCCAGATTCTACACAAACATGTAAACTTGGCAAAACAGTCGTATAGCCAGAACTATTTTATTTTACTCTGCAAGGAAGTCGCTCAATGCAATTAAACGTGCTAGGACCGATCAATCAATTAGGATATGGAGTTGCCTGCCTAAATATCGTTAAAGCCCTGTGGGACTTAGACGTGGACGTTTCCTTGTTCCCTATTGGGCAGCCTCAAGTGACAAACAAAGAAGATGACCTAGCTGTTAAGCGTTTCCTTGACATAGCCACGGCTTACAGTCCAGACGCTCCATCTCTACGTATCTGGCATCAGAACTCCCTAGCAGAGCATGTGGGGAGAGGGAAACATATTGGGTTTCCCATCTTTGAATTAGACGAATTTAAACCCATTGAAAGGCATCACATTGCGTCCTGTGACAAGATTTTTGTATGCTCTGATTGGGCTAGGGGAATTGTTCACGATCAGGTTAAAGTTTGGGACGATAGAGAGCCACCCCCTCGTAAATCTCGCGTTCCAGACGTGGACGTAGTTCCACTAGGGGTAGACGCTAAGCTATTCCCCCCTACAGCTCCCACTAAAAAAGATAAGATTATCCTCTTTAACTGTGGAAAATGGGAAGTTCGCAAAGGGCACGACTTCCTTATTGAGGCGTTTCGGATGGCACACGCACATGACCCTAGACTGGAATTGTGGATGATGTGTACAAATCCATTCAACACTGAACAGGAAGAAGCACAGTGGCGTCAGAGATATAATCACCCTGCGGTGAAGATAATTCCGAGGGCTGAGACACAGAAAGAAGTGTATAATATTATGGCACAGACCGACTGTGGAGTGTTTCCTTCTCGTGGAGAAGGGTGGAATCTTGAGCTTTTGGAAATGATGTCGGTGGGTAGGCATGTGATTGCCACTAACTATTCCGCTCACACAGAATTTTGTACCAAAGAGAATTGCCGTCTCGTAGACGTTCACGGTACAGAAAGAGCATATGATAACAAATGGTTTTTTGGACAAGGTAATTGGGCAAAAATTGATGAATCTACTATCTTCGAGCTATCACTGGCTATGCAACTTTTTGCACAGACTTACGAATGGAAAATTAACGAAGCGGGAGTCAAAACCGCAGAACAATTCAGTTGGGAAAATACAGCCCAAAGAATCATTGAAGGAGCCTTTTAGGTATGCCAGCATATGTTATGGGATAGATATAGATGGCAAGATCCTCATCGACGTTGAAATGGAAGACTATTCCCCAGAGACGATTGATAAGTTCTCAACACTGTTTGCGTCCGTGCCGTCCACCCCAGTCCAAGTTGAAGCAATCTCTATCTTGCAGACAGCTTTTGATATAGACGATAGGGGTTTAGAGTTTGAGGAATTTGCAAAAGGTGCAATGCTGAAATCTGCAATGCTCGTGCAAGAAGAGGAAGGTTTGAAATTGGACAGCTACACAACAGACCCGTTAATCAAACCAACAGACCTACTTTAGAGGGTTTTACGATGAATATGAACAAAATAGGGTGGCAAAAGTACGAAGATTTACTTCAGAGTCAAATGGAGTCTCCGTTTCTTGAGTACCTATATAGTCAGGCGTCCGGGGGAGATCACGGTGACTCTCATGAAGAATCAAGTCCCTACGAAGACGAGGAGGAACAAGGCCAAGGACAGCTTTTAATTCCCGCCAGCGAAAAGGTTATGGATAGTATATCTCTATCTACAAACTTTAACTGCTGGATGGGATATACCAATTTCAATCTTACAGGAGAAATTCAAGATAAGCTGAGTAAAATGGACGGGATAGAAGCGTTAAAAATCTGTGGAAGATATAGGTTTTTCATAGGTGTAGGAAAAATGTTTGACTTCACGGAAGTCAGGAGTGCAATAGAAAAGTCCCTTGGGGACGCTATAGGAGAATCGAAGAATGAGCAAGAAGATAGACAAGTACCTTAATGATCCTGACGTTATGAGCATTGCTTACAGTGCCGCATCCTCATTTTCCCCATCTCTTTCAAAGGATGAGATTCAAAGTTGTATCCTGAACGCTCTCTGGAGAGCGATGAACAGGTATAATAAGCGAAATAAGATAAAATTTACGTCATATCTTCATAATGGGGTGGTTTTTGAGTGTTTAAGCCAACGAAAGTTCAATAAATCCAAGAAACAAGCCACTTTACACGACAATATAGAGGACGAAAGAGACCCTGTTGCCGAAATTGACATGATGGACACTATTCACGCCAAGTGTGAAGATCCCACGCTTGTAGTGGACAGATTCTACAAAAACATGACGATCAAGGAGTTAGCGAAGGATAGGGGAGTTTGCGGGGAAACTATTCGGATTCGTTTGAAAAAAAATCTGGATAAACTGCGATCTTCGCTGTCAAATAGTGTATAATAGAGTACGGGAACTGGAACTACAGATTTAGGACATGGACAATCTCAAAACTTTTTTAATTTTTTACTTTCAAGGAGATTTTTATGTCTACTGTACGACCATCTGGTGCTGGCGACGAAGCTGTTGGTACCGGAGAAGTTAGGGATGGTGGTTCCATCATCAAAGGGGGCACGCCTGCGAGCGACAGCCCTATGACGAAGAGTTTTGCTCTTTCTGAATTGGCTAATGACCAAGGTTCGGCCTATGGGTCTAAGGTTATTGCCAAAGTCGGTACTGGAAGTCAGTACACCGACAGAGTTGGTATTTCTGGTGCTGTTGCGGGTGCTGTGGTTGGTGGAACAACCGAGCTTGGCTATAAAGCCGACGCAACCGAATGGGTTGTTCAGGGCGGTAACGTCACAACAACCCTTGCTGGGAACGCATATACCGGCCTTGTGGGTGGTGCTGCTGGTCCTGACCCAACGAGAGGCTCTACAATGCAATCTTCTGGTACTCACCTGTTGGGTACTGTCGCTGTAGATGTACTAGCCGCACCTGCGTCTGGTATCAATTCGTTCGTCACAAAGAGTGGAAATACTGGAGTTGCTTCCGACTTCGTTCGTCCAAGTGGTGCTGGGGATGAGGCTTCTGCCGACTCTGCTGCTAACGCGACCCTTTCAATTCCCGGTGAACTTACCTACATGTTTGGTGGCAAGTTGGCTCAGACTGACAACTACAAAGCACGAGACGCTGCTGAATCCTAAGCCGAACCATTCTCTAAGGATTCAGTATTATGTTTGATATTGACGCAGAGAAGGTATTGACAATCGCCCTTATGTTCATAGGGGCGGGCGTTTCTACCGTTATTTTTATGTGGCGTGTCTTTAGTGTGACGAAGAAGTTTATCACTAATCAGGAGACTATGAAATCTGCACTTCGCACTATCAACAAGGAGCTTACTACGAACGGTGGAAGCTCTGTTAAAGATATGATCCTGCTTCTAAACGGGGTTTGCGGAAGAATAGAGAGACGCCAGAAGGTAATTGATCAGCGGTCCAAAACGGCTTTGGACGGTATGAATACGTGCCTATTTGAAATAGATAGGGACGGCAAGCTAGTTTGGGCTAATGAACTTTTTCGCCAACATACCTCTGGCTATGGGGACATTAGACAGGGGCTAGACTGGATAGTCATTATAGAGGAAGGGGAGAGAGAGGAGTTCTTAACTGAACTAAAATCCTGCCTTGAAATGTCTAGAAAGATCGAGATAGAGACTATGTCCGCAGAGGGGCATCAAATTCACCTAACGGGAAAGCCCTATCGCGTGGGAGATGGACAACACGAAGGGTTCATAATTCAAATTTGTAAATTGGAGAAATAATAATGGGATCAAAAAAATTCACACTCGATCTAGGTGACGCAGGTGTTCTAATTAAGAACGCTTTATTTGTCGGTGCCGCAGCGGGTGTAACATATATTGCTCAAAACCTTGGAGACTTAGACGTTGGAGACATGGGTGCCCTTTTAGTGCCCGTTGTTGCTGTAGCTCTTGATGCCGTTGTAAAATGGTTTAAAGACAATCAGACTGACAAAGAAGACAAGGAGTAGCATATGACGGAGTTTAAGACACCTAGAGAAACTCTGAACGCATACAAGTCGGGCTTTTCCGGCTCTGTGTGTGATCCAGAAGAAACAGCGGAGCTGCTCTCTGAGTTGAAAACTCCCTTATTTGGTGCAACGGCTTATCGACTATATGGCTCAGGGGAAGGGAAATTATCCCTTCCCTTTAAGTCTTTATTGAAGTTCGATCCCGGTCACGGTCCAGCCGAAGGGCAAACGACTGGAGACTGTGTAAGTCACTCTACCAGAAATGCGGTAGATGTAACTCGTGCTGTTGAAATTGACATAAGGGGAGAAGCTGAGTCGTTTGAAGCTAGAAGTGCCACAGAGGGCATTTATCAAGCAAGGAACGGCAACGGGCAAGGAATGTCCTGCTCAACAGCGGCACGCTACGTTAGCCAGAATGGGGGAATCTTGCTCCGCAAAGACTATGGAGGGGTTGACTTGTCAACTTACAACTCCAACATCGGTGATGGCAAGCGTATTCCTCGCAATATCTGGGTTACAGAAGCAAAGAAACATCAAGTTAAGACGGTGAGCATGGTTACAACCGTTCAAGAGGCACGAGACGCCCTTGCGAATGGCTATGCTCTATCCGTCTGCTCTGGATATGGATTCTCTTCAAGGAGAGACTCTAAGGGGGTTGCAAAGCAATCGGGTGGATGGAATCACGGAATGGCTTGGACTGCCTGCGACGACACTCGCGAGAGATACAACGAAACGCTGTTCCTTATTCAGAACAGTTGGGGGCTTTGGAATTCAGGCCCCAAAGCTCATGGGCAGCCAGACGGTAGTTTTTGGATTCGAGAGGGAGCTGCTAGGGGAATGCTAGCAGAACAGGGGACTTGGGTCTTCAGCCATGTAGACGGCTTCCCTGCTAGGGATTTACCAGACTACGGCACTAGCTCTTATTTGTAGGAAGCAAATTATGTTTAAATATCTTTTCTTGGCGACAGCCCTATTGGTCGCATCAACGAACTCGGCTGACTATCGCCCGTTCATTTCTACTCAGCTAGCTAAGGCTATCATGTTGAGCGATAACGTTCCAGATGACAATCAACCCAAAAAGCTGTGTGACGGCTCCGGTTGGATAAAGCACATGGACGGTCATAAAACGCCCTGTCCCGGCTGTGAAGCCTGTGAGGGCGATGAGCCAACGGCAGGATGCCAATGTGGCTGCGGTAAGCCTGACTGTAAATGCTCAGTAAGTAGCTCTTGCGAAACCAAAGCTGTCGCGGAGCCTAAGCCCACCCTTTTCATTTACCATATGGGTGCAGACTGGTGCCCTCCGTGCGTTAGGTTAAAAAGAGAAACGTGGAGTGACGCTGAGCTAAAAAAGTTCATGTCTGACAACGGGGTTGAGCTGTATACATTTGATAATGACAAACCAGAACACGCAAAATACTTCGAGTACTATAACGTTTCAACGCTTCCCACAATTATTATTCTAAGGTCTGACGATCTTAATAATCCTATAGAGTCAACAGTAGGGTTTAAGGATTCTAAGGCTATTCAAGCCCTCTTGAAGTCAAAGATGACCCCAGATGAGCAATAATATAAGTGGTGACAGAAAACAGTTAGTAAAAGTGGCCCTGCGTATAAACACTCAGGCCAATTCTGAAAACGATAAATTCGGCATTGACCCACTGACCGTCATCACTATTGTGAACCTGATTCTAACACTAATTAAACTGCTTAATAGATGCAGATCAGAGGCAAGGGTAAACAAAACTATTAGGAGACCCGGACCTATTGTTCGGCTCTTAATGAGAAGACAGATTGCTAAAGAGTACCCCTCTAGCGAACGTAAAGCTGTATACAATGCGGTTCTAAAGGAATCGAAAGAAATGTCTGACGAAGAGTTGGACGGAATAATCAATTACTACAAAGAGATGGAGAGAAAAGAATGACAGCATTTCAAATGATCGTGATTGGACTCGGCGTACTGCTAGGGATCGGCACCTTTGGGGGAGACCTCAAGTCTATCCTCGCTTCCATACTTAACTTTTTTAAGAAGGATAAGGCTGCACCCGACGCCCCTGAAGCAGAAACAGAGAACTCTTTAGCAGAAGTAGTTATTTGCTGGGAACGCCTGCAAGAGGAACTGAAAGGAAGAGGGCTTAACAAAGCAGCTTCAGAACTCAGTAAAATCTTCCCTCTGTTTGTAGAAGCCGTCCAAGAAGAGACTGAGACCAAAGTTAAAAAAAAGGGGGCGTAAGATGAGCAAGAAAACAAGACTTCTAACATCAATAGCTCTGATTGTGTTTGGACTCTTCGGAGAGCCAGTCTTTGACTTCGTAAAAGACAATGTAGATATCAAGTTTTGGCCCGATGATACCCCCGTGGTTGTTGTTGACGAGCCGTCTCTACAGTACCAAGACATGGTAGAGGGCGTTGTGGCTATTGATATTAAAAAAGAAGACGCAAACTTTATCGCCCCTTTCTTTGCAGAGGTGGCGTCCGTGATTGAGACCGATCCCGGCTTTTTAAAGTCAACTGGACAGTTCAGAGACTTTAACACCATTGCTGGTCAGTTACACTTCGCTGGCTCAGACCTGAAGGGTAAATATCCCAGTCTCGCTAAGTCAATAGACGCATCAATTATTGCTGCGATTGGGAAAAAGAACGAACCTCTCACTGATGAAAAGCGTGAGAATCTGATCTCTATTCTAGAAGCCGTCTCTTGGGGAGTGCGTCAATGATCATAGAGAAAATCGTTGAAGCTGTTCTTGAGCATTTCGATATCACAAGGGAGCAGGTTGACAGGGCAAAAGAGATAGTAGACATGGTTGAGTTCAAAGAAGTAAACGGAAAGAGAATAGCCTATGTCACGGTTGGAGAAGGTGTTGAGGTTAAAATTGTCCAACCAGAAAAAACATACAGCAATCAAGGGCCACAAAAGACAAACAAGGCAGACAACTTGGAAAAAGTCTTACGCCCTCGCTAACTACAAACGCTAAAAACATAACAGACCCTCTCGTGATAAAAGTCGCGGAAGGGTCTTTTTTTGTACTTTTTGGTAGGCATTTAGGCGACATCTGGCTATAATAGAGTGTCCATCTTTGAGTAATCATTTTAACAACAAGGGAATACATTAAATGCAAGTGACCAAAAGGTCTGGGGAGAAGGAAGACTTCTCTGTCGAAAAAATACACAAGGTAGTAGACTGGGCTACAGATGGAATAAACGGAGTAAGTCTTTCGGATATTGAAATGAATGCAAATCTCTCTCTCTACGATGGAGTTCCTACAGATGACATTCATAGCATCCTAATAAAGAGTGCCAACGATCTTATTTCAACGTCCGCTCCTAATTACCAGTATGTTGCGTCACGCCTTCTGAGTATGCAGCTTCGTAAGGATGTTTGGGGTTCCACTTCTCCCACGGATTTTCTTATTTTCCTACAAAGAAATGTGGACAACGGAGTTTATGACTCCGAGTTATTAACAAAATGGACCAACGAAGAAGTGGACTCTCTAGGGAAGTACTTAAATCATTCTCGTGACGATCAGTTCACCTATGCGGGCCTACAGCAGCTAGTTGACAAGTATCTAGTAAAGAACCGTAGCACTGGAGAAATATACGAGACCCCACAGTTTGCCTATATGTGCATCGCCATGTGCCTGTTTGATACCCTAGAAGAAGTGAAGCGTGCCTACGACACCTATTCTTTATTCAAGATCAACCTACCCACCCCAATCATGGCCGGTGTCCGTACTACCATTCGTCAGTTTGCCAGTTGTGTCCTCGTTGACATTGGTGACGATTTAGATTCTATCTTTAGTAGTATACATGCTGTTGGACGCTACACGGCAAGGCGAGCGGGCATTGGTCTTAACATCGGAAGGATGAGACCCATCAACTCTCCCATCAGGGGAGGAGAAGTAATCCACACTGGGCTTATTCCCTACCTCAAAAACTTCGAGTCTTGCGTAAAGTCTACGAGTCAGAACGGCATACGTGGAGGTTCCGCTACGGTACACGTTCCTTTCTGGCATTATGAAGTGGAAGACATTTTAGTTCTAAAGAACAACGCTGGAACAGATGACAATCGTGTTCGCAAGTTAGACTATAGCATCCAATTCTGTAAGCTGTTCTACGAGCGTCTAATTAAAAACGAGGATATCACCCTATTCAGCCCCCATGAGACTAAGGGTTTGTACGAGGCGTTCGGAGACAATGAGAAGTTTGAGAAGCTATATTTAAAATATGAGAATGCTCGCTCCCTCAAGTTCAAAAAGAAGATTCCGGCAAGAAAACTCGCTGAGATTTATGCCAGAGAGAGGCTAGAGACTGGTCGTATATACAGCATGAACATCGACACCGTAAACGAACATGGGTCGTGGGATGTTTCTGTTTACATGTCTAATCTCTGTCAGGAGATTCTTCACCCTACGACTCCTATTAAGTCTATTGATGATCCTGACGGCGAAATTGGTATCTGCATGTTGGCTGCATTAAATCTTCTTGAGCTAAATAGTGAAAAAGAAATTGAAAATGCTTGCAGAGTAGCTGTTCGCACTCTGGATTCAATCATTGACTACCAAGACTACCCTGTGAAAGCGGGAGAGAACTTCACGAAAAACAGACGCTCTCTAGGCATTGGGATTACCAACTTGGCGGGTTTCTTAGCTAAGAACAAGCTAAAGTACGGAGACCCCGAAGCCCTAAGTCTTATCCATGAAACTATGGAACAGATCCAGTGGCACCTACTGAGTGCAAGCTGTGACTTAGCGAAAGAGAAGGGAAAATGCCCTAAATTTGACGAAACAAAGTACGCAAAAGGGCTGTTACCTACAGATTGGTACAAAAAAACTGTTGACAACCTCGTAAAGCCCGTGTATAATATGGACTGGGAAGAGTTGAGAGAGAGAATTAAGGAGCATGGGCTTCGACACTCTACGGTGTCCGCTCAGATGCCCTGTGAGTCCTCTAGCTTGATCCAGAACAGCACAAACGGACAAGAAGTGGTAAGAAGCCTATTGACATCCAAGAAGGCTAAGAATGGCATTTTGAAGCAAATTGCTCCAAATTATCACACAAGAAAGAGTTATTATACTTTAGCATGGGACATGGAGTCAAACAAGGGCATTTTAGACACGGCTGCTGTTATGCAGAAGTTTATCGACATGGGAATGAGTACTAACACGTATTACAATTATTCCCACTACCAAGATGGCAACATCCCTCTGAGTGTGATAATCAAAGATCAAATATACGCATACCAACATGGCCTAAAGAACCTCTACTACGCCAATACACCAGATGCAGACGGGGAAACTGAGAAAGACTTAGGGTGTGAAGGTGGAGCTTGTAGCATATGACATTCAGCAACTTAAACTATGATGAGGATTACAACACCGATGAAAACGATTTTCAATCTTAAAAACATTGACCCTATGAAACAGCCCCTATTCTTGGGTAAAGACTTGGGGGTTCAACGTTACGATGTTCTCAAGTATCCAGTCTTCAAAGACTTGGACAGCAAGCAGATGATGAACTTCTGGCGTCCAGAAGAAATGGAATTGAAGAAAGATCGCTCTGACTTCAAGGAAATGTCCGACAACGAGAAATTCATCTTCACTTCAAACCTCAAGTATCAGACGATGCTGGACAGCGTTATCTGTAGAGGTGTGCCTACACTTCTACAGTATGTGACTAACACTGAGCTAGAAGCCTGCATGATGACATGGCAATTCTTCGAGAAAATTCACTCTCAAAGCTATTCTTACATCATTCAGAACGTTTACTCTGACAGCCGAGAGGTTTTTAGTGGAATTTATGAAGATAAAGAGATAATTAAGCGGGCAAAAGGGGCTATTGAGGACTATAATAACCTGATGGGTATGGCTAAGCAGACTACGGCGACCCACGAGATAAAAGAGCAAATCTACATGACCGTGATGAGCATCAACATTCTGGAAGCTGTCCGGTTCTATGTGTCGTTCGTGTGTAGCTTTGCCTTCGCAGAGAACAAGAAGATGGTCGGCAATGCCGACATTATCAAATTGATCAAGCGAGATGAAGCACTCCACCTGTCAAGTACTCAGGAAATCCTCAAGATTCTAAATAAAGAAGAGTCTGAGGGGTTTATCAAGACCTCTCAAGACTGCGAAGAGCGAGCCGTTGCCATGTTTGAAAGGGCCGCACTAGAAGAAAAGGAGTGGGCGTCATATCTATTTAAAGATGGCTCCATTCTTGGTCTGAACGAGCATGTCCTTCACCAATACATTGATTGGCTTTGTATGTCTAGACGTAAGAATATTGGTCTGCCATACGAAAACGTTGGGAAGAACCCTATTGCTGGATGGACACAGCACTGGATGAGTAGCGAAGGCGTTCAGGTCGCCCCTCAGGAGCATGAGATTACCAGTTACAAAATTGGGGCTAGCAAGAACGACTTAGACGACATGGACTTCACAGGTATGGTTGGAGCCAACAAACTATAACAAAGAGTACTACCTTAAAAGGGTAAAAATGAAAAAATCTAGACAAAAAGAAAACAAGAATAAGCTGACACCTCTAGAAGCAAAGACTCCTAATCAAAAAGACTATATTCGTGCTATAGTAGAGAACGATGTAGTAATTTGTTCTGGACCCGCAGGTTCCGGTAAGTCTTATATTTCAGCGGGGATGGCTGCTCACCAACTTCACAGTCCTGATAGCGAGATTAGCAAGATAGTTGTTACTCGCCCCTTGGTTTGTACAGGTAAAGACCTTGGGTCTATGCCGGGAGAGATGGGGGATAAGATTGCACCATACCTTCTTCCGATGATGGAGCATCTGAAGCACTTCCTGTCCATCGCTTGGTACGGGCACTACTCAAATGAACAGAGCATCCAGTATCGCCCTCTTGAGGTGATGCGTGGCTCTACTTTCGATAACTCGTTCATGATTTTGGATGAGGCCCAGAACTGCACAGTCGATCAGATTAAGATGTTCCTGTCTCGGATGGGGAAGAATTCTAAGGTTATCATCAACGGAGATGTTAATCAGAACGATCTAAGAGGGAAGAGCGGTCTTAACTTTTGCATAGAACGTTTAAGCGATATAGACAGGGTGGCCTGCTGCGAGCTTACGTATGAGGATATTCAGCGTCACGACCTTATTGGGGCGATATTAAAAGCACTGGAGAGCTAACTGAGTCTTCCGAAGCCCCTTACCGAAACAGGACTATTGATCTGGCTATAGAAGCCGAACTTGAGAGAGAGAGGTTAGAGAAAGATGCCAACATATGATTATGAGTGTTCAGAGTGTGAACACTTGGTTGAAGACGTTGTTCAAAGGTTTAGCGAAAAACCCCTAAAGAGGTGCCCTGAGTGTGGCAAGCACAAACTTGAGCGTGTGATCTCTGGTGGACTGCTCGCTTGCGTGAAGGACGTTAAGACCATCGGACAGCTAGAAGAAAAGAACAACAAGAAGTATAAGTCTCGAATCGCAGAGGCTCAAGCTAAAAGGAGTGAGGAAACGCCAGAAGCCCCCAAGACGTGGATTGATAAACATGGAGGTGACGCCACGCCCAAAGAAATTAACAATATGACACCACAACAAAAAACACGATACATTATGGAAGGTAAGAAATGACCGAAAAGAAACCTACGAGATTTATAGGCAAAGAGGGTTTTATAGACTCTCAATCTGTTGATAAGATCTTTTTTGACAAAACCGGCACGCCTCTAGACGCAGAGGGTTTACAAAAGGTAGTCCACTACGCGAAGGCTATCGACAATGTAGACTTGGGGCGTTCTACCTATTACATCTGCACCTATCTAGGGACACCCCTAGACCCAACAGGGCCGTATGGAAGACGAGAGCGGACCCTAGACACGAAGATGAAGAGGGTTTCCAAGAACACCTTCGATCTGTACATGACGTACCTAAAAACCAATAACTCTATTTACTTAACTAAAGCACAAAGAGGAATGTTAAATGACTAAAAAGGGACCACTAAGCAAAGCTGAAAAGTTCTACATCGAAAACCATCTGAGCTTAGATGTAAAGATTCTTTGTAGAGATTTGGATCGGACTCAGGCGGCTGTTAATAAGTTCGTTGAAACCCTACCGAAGAAAGAGGTAGCAACCACGAGTAAACAGGATGAGAAGCCTGTCGCTCCCAAGCCAAACATCTCGGATCAGTTTGCTCGCAATAAAGAGGGCGGTGCTACCATCATGACACCTAATGCGTCAGAAATGGCAGACGGCAAACGTGCCCAATACCGGAACAAAGCACTTCAGGCTAGAACTAGAAGTAGTTGTGTTACTACCATTAAGGATACCAATGGATAATCAAAAGTGGGCAGAATTTTATCGTAGCGAAAAAAGCAATACTAGATTTGTCTTCATAAAGGTAATGACGACTGACGGTAAGCATTTTTTTTGTAAAGAATATGAGGAATGGTATAGCGTAAAAGAGTACTGCGAAGAAAATTCCGTCTTTATTCAGGATTTGCACTTGCAATTTCGCTCTAACCGATGTATAATAGATGTAGCGGACTCAGAAGCTATCTACATTGTCCGCTCGGTATTGGGAGCTATGGGGCAGAAAACGAAACATTATCTTACCGTGGGGGTTCTGTCCGATGGTAAGATGGTGAAGAGTTTGTATGTTGTTCCAGAGTTGATCAAGGAAAAAGAACATGAAGACTCACTAGAGAACTGTTTTGAAGAGGCTTTGATCTACAATGAAGAAAAGAAAACGCTCAGAGAAGAGCAAGTACAAACATGAGTCTACGGGTGATTTTTGTACTTGTGCAGCCTATGTGGCTGAAATTATGTGCAAGAAAAACGCAGAGAACAAGAACGTGGGATCGCTCCCCTTTAAATTCTGGAGTAAGAAACCGTGGGATTGGACGTTTAAGCGTCAACTGTTCGCTGCAAATAAGCTGATAGAGGAGTTTAGTGAGGAAGCGGTTGTAAAAGCGATTAACTCTCCTGAGTTCAGGAAGATATTCTCTCTCCATCATCCAAGTGCCAAGGGCACCATTAAGAAGTACCACTTCATTGTTGAGGAACAAAACAAAAAAGAAAAACAAGAATTAGAGTATGTGAAAGATCCGCAACATCGGAAAAAATCATATGGTAAAAAGAATCTCCTACAAAGACTGAGGGATATAGAGAATGGCGAAGAAAAAGACTAAGGAAACTGGTGACGTTTTAATAGACGGAATCGTAAAGAAATATGGCTCAATTATTGAGTCTGGAACAAAAGTGCTAAAGACCCTTGACACCTACGAAGTCCTAAGCGTGTCTCCCGCTTTAGACCTCGCCCTTGGGGGTGGGATTAGAGAGGGTCAGTGCGTTGGAATGACGGGCGATCCTAAGACCGGCAAGACGACTACGGCCCTCTACTTTGCCGCTAAGGCACAGGCGTTGGGTAAGCGTGTGTTCTACCTAAACACTGAGGGTCGGATGACCAAAGAGAATTTTCGCGGCATTAAAGGGTTGGATGTTGACGCGATTGAGATTGTTCAGGCTACAGACGAAGAGCCTGTTGTGTCCGCCGAGAAGTATCTGAACACTCTCGAAACCCTAATAAAGAGGGAGCCTAATCTGGTCTGCATTGTAGACTCAGCATCCAACATGACCCCTAAAGACGAATTGGACGGAGAGATTAGAGCGGATGTTCGCAATAAACTCCCAAGGCTCTTGTCCATGTTCTTTAAACGCACAAGCGGCGATGTTTCTCGAATGAAAGCTATCGTCATCTTCATTACCCACAACATTGCGAATACAAGCGGGTCACGCTACGCCCCTCTTAAACACGCAGACTGCGGCAACATGCTTCAGTTTCAGGTTGGTACGAATATGATTATCACCCATCGTGGCAGATGGGAAGTCCCTAAAGAGTCTGGTAACCATGTGGGACAAGTGGTGAACTGGCGTATTATGACCTCTGCCGCTGGAGGAACCCCAAACAGTACCGCCGAAAGTTGGCTTAGATATGGAGTAGGTCTAGACGAAGCACAAGAGATCTGTCATATAGCCACCCAGTTCGCCCTCATATCAGCTAAGGGTGCTTGGTACACGATCAACTGCCTGATTGAAAACAAGGACGATCCGCTAATCGCTAAGTGGCTCCTAGACCACGAGATTGAAGAAAAGCTCACGTCCGAACAAATTGACTCCATGACCGACAAGCAGTTGGAGAAACATAAAGAGGCCAACGAAGAGAAGGTCATTAAGGCGTTCAAGTTCCAAGGGATGGATAACTTATCTACGTTTATCACTGAAGAAGAGGGGCTTCAGGAGTTTGTCATCGCCAAGGTAAGGGAAATCTTACTATGAAGGTGACTGGGCTGAATGGACGGGAATATAATCTTGATCTAAAGAAATACGACAAGAAGAACGCCCGTTGCTCTAAATATCACGCTAGAGCCAGAGAAATTCTAAAAGAAAATTTTGGGGGATACTCTATATATGAAGAGGTAAAGCTACCCGGAAGTACAAGCTCTGCAAAAAAATCCGTTTTATACCTTGACTTTCTCGTTCCAAATGCTAAAATAGGGATAGAGGTTCACGGTAATCAACACTTTGAGTACGTTCCATTTTTCCACAAGAGCAAGGCTGGGTTTTTATTCTCTCAAATGAGGGATAGGGATAAGGCAGAGTGGTGCGAACTGAATGAAATCGAATTGATAGTTTTCAGATTCGACGAGCCTGATGAGAATTGGAGGAAACAAATTGAGTACTGCTGCTGAAAGACTGACACTGTTCTTAAAACAGATAGATGAATACATTACGATTACGCATCTTGGCGTGACTAAGTTTCATCAAGACTGGGCGATGGCTGAAACGTTTGACATTGCGAAGATGGACACCCTCACGCAAGACGACTGCTTCAACTACGCCTTCATGCTGTATCAATATGCGGACCACGTTGGGGGCGAGAAGGCGAAGTTGCAGAATGTAGCCAGATGGTGCGACGGTAGCTTAAATAGTATCATGGCTCAAGAGTTTGACACTCAGATGATAGCCAAGCATGAGATCAAATACGCAAACGTCCTAAAGGGGAACGAACTCGCGAAAAAGATTGATGAGTGGAAGCAAAATGCAGAATCTAAGTTGGCTGTGGTAGTAAGCCGCGAGTATAACCTACGCCGAAAGGCCGACATTTTAATAGAAAAGGGGAAAAGAAGATGAGCGAAATAGAATCTCTAGACACGTTCTTCCTATCGCTGTCAGACGAACAAAAGATGGCCCTAGTGAAGGTTTTAACGACGAGTAGCAGTCCTAAGCCTGAAGTGGTGGAGACGCCCACAGAGGCGGTTCAGACTCAAGCTAAAGCTCCTACGGCGAAACGAAAAAGGTCTACCGTAGTCAATGAAGACTTTACCGTAACGAGAGAAAACTCTATAGGGGCCAAGGCTCCGGTAAGGGCTAAGGCGAATCAGTGGAAAGATACTGGAGAGGCAAAGGAAGAGGGCTTTGACCCTAAACGCTTTGAAGAGATGGGGATGGCACCGAGGGAAAGGCCAGAAAAAGTCATGGTAGAAAAAACTTGCCACGTCTGCCAGAGGTCATTCACAATGGACCCAGATGTAGTGTACGGCGAATTCGCAAGATGTAATCGTTGCATAGGATAAGGACTCTCAATGGATCAAAAATTATCTGATGCAGGTGCGGAACGAGCTGTACTTGCAGGACTATTTAGCTACGGGATTGATGCCTACGTAGAAATCAATGACTTACTTACTCATAACAGCTTTGCCCACCAGAACAATCAGGTGATCTATAAGTGTCTTGAGAAAGTTCTTCTGAGCGATGCCGCCGTTGACCTGCCAGCTATTCTTTCCGCAGCTTCTCAGCTTAGCCTATCCGACGTTGTTGGTACTGAGCAAGAGCTGGGGTACATACGTGACCTGATGGCGTTTCCCGTCAAGCAGGATAACGTTCTATTCTTCGCTGCTCAAATTAAGAAGTTTGAGTTCGCTCGCCAAGCAAAGAAGATTGCTAAGCGGATAGAAAAGGGCATCGACGATATCAATGGGGATGAGTCTATTGATGATATCATCGGCCTTGTTGAAAACCCTCTAATGGAGTTTCTGCGAGACGACGAGACGGGTCAGAAGCCAGAGAAGCTGGGCGAAGGTGCTGACGAATATCTTCAATTTTTGATCGAGAACAAGTGCGATCAGATAGGTCTATCCTCTGGGTACCCAAGGTTTGACGCCATTATCGGTGGAGGTCATCGTCGAAAGTGTGTAGATGTTGTTTCCGCTCGTCCCGGCGTTGGTAAGTCTGTCTTTGGAGACAATGTGGCCCTGCACAATGCACGCAAAGGTATACCAGTTCTAATGCTGGACAGCGAAATGAGCAAGGATGACCACATGAACAGGTTGGCCGCTAATATTAGCGGAGTCCCAATCGGAGAGATTGCTACCGGCAAGTTCTCGGAAGATGAAGAAAAGTTCATTAAGGTTAAAGCGGCCTTCAAAGAACTCAAAGAGATACCATACACTTACGTCAGCGTTGCTGGCTCTCCGTTTGAGACCATTATAAACACGGTCAAAAGATGGATTCTACGAGAGGTGGGTCAGGATGAGAACGGCAGAACCAATGATTGTTTAGTAGTGTATGACTATCTCAAACTAATGTCTTCATCGAGCATTAACAATAACATGCAGGAATATCAAGCTCTTGGATTTCAAATTACAGCCTTGCATAATCTTACTGTAAAGTACGACTTCGCGTGTCTAGCCTTTATTCAGTTGAATCGTGACGGTATCACGAGAGAAGATACTTCTGTCGCCAGCGGTTCCGACCGAATTATTTGGCTCTGTACCTCTTTCACAATTTTTAAACTAAAGTCTGCGGAAGAAATGGCCGAAGATGGTCCAAGTGGAGGGACACATAAGGGAGTCAACTTGAAAGCTAGGCATGGCTCAGGTCTGACAGACGGCAACTACATCAACTTTAACATGCAGGGCGAATTTGCCCGCATCGTAGAGGTAAACACTAGAGATGAGGCTAGAACGGGACAGGGTGGCATCCTAGAAGGTGCTGACGAGCCATTTGAAGATAATGAACCCCCTTTTGACTATTAAGGAAGGAAAGCTATGAGTGAGATATTTAAACCTTGGGGAAAGTATGAGGATATTTTCAGATCGGACGGTCTTGTTCTAAAGAAAATAACCGTAGACCCTAAGCAGAGGCTATCGCTACAAAGTCACGAAGGGCGATCTGAGTTTTGGGTTGTTACCAAGGGCGAATGTTTATGCGAGACCACTTCTTGCAAGTTCGAAGGCGGGGAAACGACCATCAACCGTATAAGGCTAGGGGGGTGCGTGATCATTCGTCTTGGGGAACTTCATCGGCTTATCAACGACACTCCTAGAGAGTGTGAAGTCACAGAGCTTCAGTGGGGGAACTGTAGGGAAGATGATATTCATAGGTTGGAGGATGACTACTCAAGAAAGGATTTATAATGAGCGGAGTCACGATTAAAGAAACCTACTCTTTCATTACTCCTCATGGTACAATTTGTGGAGATGGTTTTTCTCAGTTTACTACTCTTGGGGAGGCTATGAGTCACCAAAGGTATAGGGGTGACTGTCTTAAGCACGATGTGTCACAGTGGAAGCTGTATAAAACAACTACAACCACAAGTGTGAGACGGGAGATGGTCAGATGATAAAAGCACGATGGTATCGACATAAGCATCGCCCAAACTTTGTTGATTCAAGCACAGAGATAGAAAGTTGCGAAGTAGAAAATACAGAACAATTGCTTGATGTTGACTGGTTAAAGAAATACACCGAATGGGATAAGTATCATAACTTCTGCCAATCCAAAGACGGCAAACTTTTAATGATTGAAAACGAGGACGGTAGCTGGTGGTGGGTGGCCGCTCACCTTACAGCAGGAAAGACAGACCTCCCAGTAGTAAGGATGAACAAATGAGCGTGTGTGAGGACTGTAAGAACTGCACTATCTATGAAGATAGATCAGAGGATATGAGGCCGCCGTTTGCGGTCTGTAATTTAGGGCACGATATCGTTGAGGTAGACATTATGGAGTTTACCCCACTTAAAGATTGTAAAGAGGATTTTGAAGAAGGAGAGCCGGACTATGTCTAAGGTTTTACTGAGAGAATATAAAGAACATATTGAAGGGTACGGACTCGTGTCAGACCTGAAGAACGACACTTGCTTTGGCATGACCAAGGGGGAAATTGGTCAGTACGCGAGAGTATGGACCGAGTTTGAAGAAGACCCTTCTCTACCAAAATACGAGGTTGGGTCAAAAGTTTGCGGCTTGTACGACATTCCCTACAAAACAATCCCAAGGGGAACCCTCTCTGTCTACGGAGAGTTAAAAGAATCTCTTGTTATAGACCACGACGACGACGCCATGAGCATCATTGAGGGTGTAAATGTTCTCTTGGAAGACCTCGGCGTCAAACTTGTAGAGAATGACGAGCTGAATGAAAAAGCGTGGGACAAAGGCTCTGGTCAAATGTTCTACGACATCCAAAAAATAGCTCCCGACTGGACCGACTATGACGAACGAGAAGATCAACATTGGGAGGAAGAAGAATGACGATTTGGGCAATAATAATAGTCAGCGTGTTATACCTACTAATTTCAATGGGTAACATTCAGCAAGGGGATTATCCTCACGCTTTAACATGGTTCGCTTACGCACTAGCAAATATGGGTCTTCTTTGGTATGAGTACAACAAATACGCAGGGGTCTAAACTTGACCTCAATATGGTCAAGGAAATAGTTTTTAATGATATTTTTCTCCTTTTAGACAGTTTTGACTTGCAATATACCCAAGATGGGGATAATATATTCATGTGCTGTCCTATTCACTCAGGCAGCGATAATCCAACTGGATGCTCTTTTTCCCACAAGTTCAAGTTGTGGAAGTGCTGGACTCATGGGTGCCATGAACACTATGGGTCAGACGTATTTGGCTTTGTAAGGGGCGTTCTTGATTCGGATGATTTTGGGACTGCGTTGGGTTACATCAGCAAACTTTATAACTTAAACAACGCTAGAGGGTTTGAACCCAAAGAGGTTGTTCGTAACGAGCTGACAGACATCAACAAGATTTTCAACAAGCCCGACCTCGTCAAGTTGGCACTACAAGATTTTAACAAACCAAAGACTACTGGAGAGTCTCTTTACTTCGAGAGTCGTGGATTCAAAAGAGAAACCCTTAAACTCTTCGGGGTTGAAGATTGTACAGATAGGCACTCACCAATGAAGGGGCGTGCCATCGTCCCAGTACACTTTGAGGGTAAAGAGATTGGATTCATTGCTAGATCAACGAAGGTGTGGCTCAACCCAAAGTATTTGTTTTCAAATGGATTAAAAAAAACTGATTACTTCTACAACTGGGATAGGGCAATTGAACACGCAATCCAGACTAGGACTATGTTCTTAGTAGAAGGTCAGGGCGATGTATGGAAGATGTTTGAGGCCGGAGTGGTAAACTGCGTAGGGCTGTTCGGCAAGACGATCTCAGAACAACAGAAGCGTTTGTTATTAACGAGTGGCGTTACTAACCTAGTGATACTAACAGACAACGACTCTGCTGGACGTGAGTCAAAGATTAAGATCAAGCGAGAGTTTAATCGTTTGTTCAGGTTGATATTTCCCAAGATGCACTCAAAGGACTTGGGGAATCTAATGATAGATAAAATACAGGTTGACATTCTCTCAGGATTGAAAGGTTTATATTGATGAAGATTGTAGGAATTTCTGGACGGAAACAGGCGGGCAAGAATACTGCTGCCAACATTTTTCACGGAATAGTTCTAGAAAATTATGGTTTAGCTCAGGATTGGAAGATCGACGACAAGGGTGCCTTGCAAGTGCTAACTCACGATGCGGTGGGCAACTTGGGATGGGGAGAGTTCGACGTAGCTAGGAAAGACTCTGAATTTGCTATGTACGCCGAGAATAACATGTGGCCCTATGTAAAACTGTATACCTTTGCTGACGAACTGAAGAACATATGTGTCAATCTCTTCGAGATTCCTTTTGAGTGTGCTTGGGGAACTGACGAACAGAAGAGTACTATCCAGAAGCATCTCCTGTGGGAGAACATGCCGGGGGTAATAACCCCTGAATTGGACCCTTCGGAAATAGTAAGAGACTATGGGGATGTTGACCCCACGCTCTTAGGGCTAACAGTTCACGAGCCGGGACCAATGACTGCTCGTGAGTTCATGCAGTTCCTTGGCACAGAAGTAATGCGTAAGATCTTTGAGCCTATCTGGGTCAACGCTACTATCAAGAAAATTAAAGCAGAAGGGACTCAGTTGGCTATTATCGCTGACGTTCGCTTCCCCAATGAAGCTAAAGCCATTGAAGACGCAAATGGCTTGCTAGTGAGACTGAGCAGGAGTCCGTTAGAAGATGCTCACGATAGTGAAACTGCTTTGAACGACTACCCTTTTAAACATCACATGGACAATCAGAATGTTGAGTTGCATACTTTTATTCAGATAGCTCGAACCTTCTTCCATAATAACCTAGCGTCAAACGGGAGGCCCTCTTGATAGTAACCTACGTCCGTAGCTCTAGCTACAATAATTACGATTTTTGCCAGATGCAGTATTTCCTAACCTACAATCTAGGTTGGCCTTCCGACAGCGGAAAAAAGGCAGAGATGGGAACGATGGCCCATAAGGCTATGGAGATTTTGGCTGGACTCAAGAAGTTTGAGCAGGATAAGCCCAAAAACAAGTACTTGTCCGTAGAAGATGATAAATGCGGAAAGGTTCGCATCCATAAGGATAGGCTACGCACAGATGAGTATATAGACGAGCTGACAGATCAGGCCATCGAAGTTTATGCTAAAACATCTAAACATAAGTACTCTAAGAAAGAGAGAGGGGAAGTAAGGGCGACTGTTGAGTGTTTCTTGACTTGGAATAACAGTCAGTTCGACCCTAGAGAAAGGGACATTTACTATCCAGAGCCACACTTTGATATTCCAATCGAGGAAGATTGGGCAAAGTTCGACTTCGTGGATGCAAACGGTGTCACACAGAAAGGTCAGCTCGCCATCAAAGGGACGATTGACCTTGTAACGCTGTTGGACAAAGACACTATTGAAGTGGTAGACTGGAAAAGCGGTCGCCGTCTCAATTGGGCCACTGGCGAGGAAAAGACGTATGACAAAATGGTGAATGACCCTCAGCTATTGCTCTATTTTTATGCAATGTCGAAGATGTTCCCAGATTTTCCTAACAGAATTATGAGCATCTTTTTCTACAAGGATACTGAAGGGAAAGTTGACCCAACTCCCTATAGCTTTTGCTTCACCAAGGATGACGAGGACAGATTCTTGGAAATGCTTAGAAAACAGGTTGAAAGCATTAGGGAGAATGTTTCCCCAAAAGTCCTAGACCCTAGAAGATCAGACTTTAGATGCAAGTATCTGTGCCACTTCTGTAAGAACAGCTTCAAGGGGGAGACGGACAGTATGTGTATAACTATAGAGAAGGAACTCAAGAGAGACGGAATAGAAGAGGTAGTGAAAAATCGTACAGCACCCGGATTTGACATAGGATTCTACGAAAGTCCCGGATAGAATCCTCTATTTGCTCACTTTTGTGTATAGTATTGTGACACTTTACCCATACTATTTACGGAGACAAATATGAGCAAAAAAGATAAACTAATAGGGCAGAAATTTAACCATGGCGTAGTAGTCGAGTCGTTAGGGCCTGACAGTAAGCGAAAACGGAACGGTTTGCTATGGAAATTGGAATGCCTCTGCGGCAATACATACGAGGCAACCACAACGGATCTTACCTGCGATAGAAAGAAAAGTTGCGGGTGTCATAGAAAAAACGCTAGATCGAAACGTTTACAAGAGACTATTGGTCGTAGATATGGTAAGTTGGTAATTGTGGATATTACCGAAGATAGAAACTCTAGCGGAACCTTATATAGAAAATGTAGGTGCGACTGCGGCAACTATAAGCATGTGACACAGGGAAATTTGACATCTGGAAATGTCGCGTCGTGTGGTTGCAATAAGAATCTACGTGGCAAACACCATAAATTATATCGTGGTTATGAGGATATTTCTCTTAGATATTGGTCTAGAGTTAAAAGAAATGCAATAAACAGAGATATAGACTTCTCTATCACTCCAGAGTACGCTTGGGGAGTATGGGAGAAACAAAACAAGCTATGCGTCCTATCTGGTCAGCCATTGCGTTTTAGTAGAAGCAAGTCGTCAAATTTTACAGCATCTTTAGATAGAATAGATAACTCTAAAGGATATGTAGAAGGCAATGTCCAGTGGATACATAAAGACATAAATAAATGTAAGACAGATTTTAATCAAGACTATTTCCTTTCGCTATGTAGGATGATAGCTAATAACCGATAAGAGGATAGAAAATAGTATGTATAGAATAGAATACAAGCTCAAAGACTACGCCCTAGCGGCGAGGAAAGAAAAGTACCCTGATTTCTATCAGACAAATGGGTGGAAAATATACGAGAAGTTTAATGACAAAAAGAAGAGAAACGCTATATTTGAAAAATTAAGCGAAGAGGGAGAGTTTCTTTTTCGTAAATTTGACCCAAAACCAGAAAGTAAGGTGAAAAAAGATGTATAGTAGAAGAGATTTTATAAAGTATGGGGCAGGGGCACTTGGTGGTGCATGTCTCTCCCTTGGGAATGTCACTGCAAGCTACGGGGAAGAGATCAATAAAGATGACCCCGCTGTCCTATTTGTATTTTTGGGAGGTGGAGCCACACACATTGAAACCTTCAATCCTATCCCAAATGCTCCTGCTGAGAGACGTTCTACCACTGGG